TGGGCTTGATAGCCTGTTGAATAATAAAACCCCTGAACTATTTTGCTCTGTGTTATGTTGGTTTGGTTCTTATCATATAGTCTAAATAAAACAATAAATTGAGAGGAAGAATTAGTTGAGTAGACATAAAAGTTTAAATTATATGTCTTATTGGGCACAATTTTGTGCAAAACTTTTTCTGCTACACCATAGCCAGCTGAACTACCGTTCCCACATTTAACTGAATAACTCCCTGTCTTTTTATATGTGCTATCTCTTGTTGCTGTTGCTGTAGTGTAGTTCCAGTTACCAATATAGGCATAATTCCAGTTCTCTGTTAATGAACTTTGCTCAAATTCTCCATCTATGATTAAATCATTTGATAGTGCAACTCCGTTGAAAAAGCCGGGATGTTTAATTGTTGCCCAGTCTCCTGAGATATAGACAGGAGAAGAAAAGCATTCTGAGTTTTTGTCATGGTCTGCATTATTATCGTATGAATAATAAATGGGAATTGATTGAATTATTTCTTCTCCCCAAAAGAATGGTTCATCGGCCTTGAATTCCAAGGTAACACTTGCTATCTTTCTGCCAGTACCTTCTATAAAAGAATGGTTGTCTGATATAAAATATGCTTCTATGTATTTTTCTACGTTATCATCAGGATAGATTTCAACTGGTTCTTTTTGATTAACTATTTTCAAGAGTTGCTGTCTTTGATTTTCGGCATCTTCCTTAGATGTTGCATAATAATAGCCTGAAATTTTTAAAGTTCTTGCAGATATTTTTACACTTTCCCTTGAAGTATATATACCATCATTATTCAATATATTTATTTCTTGTTTTTCCCTTTGAAATGGTAAACCTTCAATCCTAAAACTTGGATTTAAGATTATGCTTTCTCCTTTATTATTTACTATTTTAATTGCCAATTTATACTCCTCCTTTTGCTCTACTTACCATTCTTGCTTTCTCATAGACCATTCTCATAAACTTCTCCCAAGTGGAAATATCTTCAATGTTTGCGTTTATATAGACAGTATTTATAACCATTGACCCAGAAGTAGGAGAATAAGAATAAACTGGCGCTGGAGAAAGAGAATAAATTGCATCTAATATTTTTAATAAGACATCTTTTATGGAAGTCACATAATTTGGTAAGTCTCCTAATGGCCTTAATAAACTAACAAGTAAGTCTCTTGTAGGACCTGTAATTTCTGAGATTTGAGTTCCAGCAGATTCAGAGCTTCTTTTTTCTGCTGTAATCTCTGGAAAGAGTTTACTTAGCATATCAAAGAAAGGTTGAGCTTGCGTTGTAGCTTCAGAAATAGCTTGGTTTATAGTGTTCATTTCACTTTCAGTTATAAGGTTATCTGCTATTGCTTGATTTACTAAGTTGGAAATCTTATCAAAAATCTTTTTAAAGGTATCACCTTCAAGATAAGATTTGATTAGTGCTTCTCTTATGGCTTCTTTCATACTCTTTGCAAAGTTTTTTACAAATTGGTTATAAGTTGCAGCATCAAAAGCTTCTTTAAAGGCATCTTTTACGTTTTCTGCTGTTATTTCCCATGCTTCCTGAATATCATAACTTGCATTAGCTAAATCTTGTTGTGCTTTGATTACTTTATCTACATCTATATACCAACCTGACATATCTACAAAAGGAATTGCATCTATTATGGCAACTAAAGCATTCCATACTTTTGCAATCACTATTGCTACTGTTATGAGAACTTGTCCTAAAAATTGCATAGCAGGATAAAGTGCTTCTATCACTGGAAGTAAAGCTTCTCCTATAGCTTCTCCTGCCATTAGAATTGGTTTTAATAAAGCTTCAATTGCAGGAGAGAGTTTTTCCATCATCCCCTTGAAAAATGTTCCTTTAATATCAATTTCCTTTATTATTTCAGCAAACCAATTTAATGGATTAATAACATCTACAATTCCTCTCTCAAGCGTCCCTATAGCATCTCCAAGTTGCCCAAATGCTTGTACAAGTACTTGCATAACTCCTGCTTCTACTGATTCTCCAATTGCTCCAATTCCACCTTCAGTTGCACCACTCCCCATATTCCCTATTAATCCATCTAAACTTCCAGGTTGCATAGTAAATAAATTACTTCCACTGCTTGATTGCACTGTTAAACCAGAAAGAGAAAGAGCACTACTTGTTGTATTATTAACTTTCTTTTGGAAGTTATCTAAATCATCTAAAAAGTTCTGTAGTCCTTTATTCGCCCCATCAAGGACACTATCAAGAGTTCCTAACCATTTTTGTGCTCCCTTAACTGTATCTGGGATGATTGAATGACCAACGAGTTTTTCATACCATCCTGACCAGAGTAAAATGTTTCTTGCTAAATATTTCTGCTCTTCTTCGTTCATCCCCTTTAATGAATATCCCATTTTCCGTAGTTTCTCTATGACTTTATCATATGCTTTTTCAATAAGCTCGTTCTTATCTTTTATCTTACTTGCCATGTTTTGCCAATCTTTACCGCTAAACATTTCATCTATACCTTTTTGTAAATCTTTCTGTATATTTTGGAAGTCTTTCCCAAACTTTTTCTTGAATGTATCTTTCAAAAATTCTCTAGACCATGCTTTTTCAATGTGAAAATCAAGCCATGTAGGAATAGCAATTACCATAGGCGCTACTGTTGCAGGAGCTAAGGCTCCTTGCGCTACTACTCCTGTAGTTCTTTGTCCTCCAAATGGCCATTTAAATATTTGGCCTCCAAAACCTATAATCCCAGCAATAGTCAAACTCAACAAAACTGGTAGCGATAGGTTAATAGGGCTCATATTTTTGAGTGTTTCACTTAAAAACTTCGTCATATTCTTCCCGACTGTATCCAATGATTGTGCTAAACCAAATACAAGAGAAAGAACTACACTTACTAACGCCCCTATTGCTCCTCCTATAGCCTTTAATGCATTAGGGATTGCTGTAATAATAATGAAGTTTTTCAAATCATTCCCTACCTCAGACACCTTCTTCAAAAGTTTGAACATTAAATCAAGAGCTACCAAAGCTGTTGCCCTGACTGCCCCACCTAATACTTCCCAAACTGAAGGAAGAGCTGTTTTTAGCACCCAATCCACTAAGTCTTTTGCTATACTCGCTGCATCTTTCAATGTCTTAAATGTAAAATCTACTATAATGTCTATTGTGGTTTGAGCTGATTGACTTGTTTCTGCTAGTTCTCTCAAGCTCTCACTCATAAGTGGAGATTCCCAAGGCGTCCAATGTGGTGGAGGTTGCCATTGTGGTTGCCACTGAGGTTGCCATTGTCCCCCTCCTAAAACTTTTCCCCATTCTTCTTGCCATCTCTGCCAGTCTTTTAGCCATTCTTGTTGCCATTGTTTGTAAAGTTCTTCTTGGAGTGTACCCCAGTCATTCATTAAATTTAAATGGAATTGCTGATACTGACTTAAGAGATTAGATTTACTTGTTTCTAAAAGTGTATTATCAAAAGAAAGAGGAGGGACAGGCACTATTTTTGTTTGAGGAATTGAACTAAATTCCATCTCAGGATATGGTACTGTTAAAACTTGTTTCTGCATATCAGGAATAAGCTCAGGTATTGGGACTGTTACAGATTCTGGTATATTAACATATTCTATGGCAGGATATGGCACTGTTAAAACTTGTTTCTGCATATCAGGAATAAGCTCAGGTATTGGGACTGTTACAGATTCTGGTATATTAACATATTCTATGGCAGGATATGGTATTGTTAAAACTTGTTTCTGCATATCAGGAATAAGCTTAGGTATTGGGACTGTTACAGAATCTGGTATATTAACATATTCTATGGCAGGATATGGTATTGTTAAAACTTGTTTCTGCATATCAGGAATAAGCTCAGGTATTGGGACTGTTACAGAATCTGGTACATTAACAAATTCTATGGCAGGATATGGAATTTTCAATGTTGGCTTTGTAGGAGGAATCACAGGAGGAATAATAGGAATATTTACGTTAGGACCTTCCACATTTTCATTGTTTTCTTCAATCTTTGGTGTCGGTATTTTGATTTCAGGAATTTTTATATTATTGTTTAAATAGTCATTAGTGTTTTTAATAAATTCATCTACGTTTGAAGGAAGAAGTGGTGATTTGATTTCTGGTTGCTCTGCTTCATATAGTTTAAGAGTCGATGTAGGTCTTTGCCATGCTCCTTCAGGTAGAAATCCTCTCCACCATCCCTTTGTCCATTCTTCTTTTACTGCTTGCCAAAATCCTTTACTCTTATCTATTAAAGTTTGAAATGGCTTTGGTAGAGCCTCATATAATGGCTTAAAAGCACTTCTTGCAAAATTAGCAATACTCTCTCCTATTGCTTGGAATGTTCTGTGAACTGGTGCTGTTAACCCTTCAATATAGCTTACAAAATCCCAGTAAGAATTCTTCATGCTTGCAAAATAATCATCAATCATTTCTTCAGCTCTTCGTATATTTTCCCTATCTAACCTTGTCAACTCAGCTACACTTATTGTTGCTCCTTGCATAATGATTTTTTGTTTTTCTTCTTCTATCTTTTTTCTTTGTTCTGCTGCTTGTAATTCTTCAAGAGCAAGTTCTCTAACTGATTTCTTCTTTTTATCAAGCAAATCTAAATCTATATTTAGAGAAGGAGTGCTTGAAAGAGATTTATTTAAAGTGTTTTGAAAGTCTTTAGATATTTTTTGAGTGTCCTGATACCCTTGTTCAAGCTTCTTTTGGATGTCATTTATGGATTTATTTAAATCTTCTGTATTAAATGATATGTTTAAACCAAGCGCTTTTTGCAAATCTCGTACTAATCCATTTATAAAATCTCTGAAACCTAAGAAATTTGTTTTATAAAGAACTGCTGTCAACACTCCTAAAAGCACAATAACAAGTTGTAGAGTACCAGAAAGAGATAAGAATGCTCCTACCATAGACCATATTCCATTAAATGCAATCTTTAAAACTCCTAAAAGGGAACTTACTGCACTAATCAAAGAACCAATAATGATTAAGAGAGGCCCTCCAATGGCTATAATCATAGCAAAACGTACTATGTTGTCTTGTAGGGGTTTGGGTAACGATTTAAATTTATCTGCTAAGTCACTAACTACGTTTGCAACCTTATTTAATGCATCTGCAACTGCTGGAGCTACACTATCAGAAAGTTTAATCAAACTTGATTGAATTGATGCAGAGGCTTGTTGCATTTTAACCCTTGAGGTATTAGCTACTTCACTAAATGCTTTATCTAAAACTTGTGGGGTTGTTTGGGCCATTTCTCTAAATATTTGTTGAACTTGTTGAGCATTTTCTCCTGTTAATGCAAGCATACCAACTAAAGCACGAACATTTCCAAAGATTGTCGCTATTGCCTCATCATTAGATTTAAATGTATTGGCAAGAAGTGATAAGGCCGATAATAATCCTTTTTCACGTATTTGTTGTCTTAAATATTCAGAGCTTAATCCAACAGCCCGTAATAATTTTTCTGCTTGAGCAGATGGTTGCAAAATAGTTGTTAATACTCCTTTTAATGCAGTAACTGATTCAGAAGCGCTCAATCCTGTTAACGTTAGTGATGCTATAGCTGCACCAACTTGTTCAAAACTAACGCCAAGTGCTGAAGCAACAGGAAGAACAAATCCAATAGATTTAGCAAGTTCTGCTGGTTCTGCTTTACCATATTTAACTGTGTCTATTAACACTGCAACTGCTTGTTCTGCTGATAAATTAGATTGTCTATAGGCGTTTAATGCTGAGGTTACTGCATCAGTTACATCGCTCATTTCTCCAAGACCTGCTGCAGAAGCTTTTGCAGAAGAAATTAAAACATCTATTGCTTTAGAAGACTCAATACCGGCACTTGCTATGAAATATAAACCTTCTGCAAGCTCTTGTGGGGATTTTCCAAATTTTGATGATATCTCAAGTATATCTTCTGACCATTTTTTAACATCTTCTCCTGTGGCTTCTGTGAGTCCTGCAATTTTCTTCATTGTGTATTCATAGTTGGCTCCAAGGTCTGCAATTTTATGCCCAAGAAGAGTAATTGGAGCTGATAAGGCAACACTTATAGACGAACCAAGAGACTTGAGGCTATCTCCAAATCTTCTCATTGTTTCTTGGGCTTGTTGGAGATTAGCCTCAAGCTCGCTTTTGTCAGCAGTTATCCTCGCTACTATTTCACCTACTTCAAAAGCCACCTATTTCTTCTCCTCTATTCTTATTCCTATATTTCCAAGTAGAAGAGGGTCTAAATGTTCTTCAGTTCTTATTATTCCTGCATCTTCTGATAGTGTATCTATAAAAGTCTGTCCCTCTTCTCCGCTCAAAATAGAACCTATTGTTGAAGCTAAAAGCAACATCTCTTCTGCTTGTAATTTTCTTATTAATCCAACATATGTAAAAAATCTTTTTGCAGGCATTTTAAGTATTTCCTCATCTGTTCCCCCATAAAATCTTTTATACTTTGCCACTAAATAAGCTATATCTATTTGTCCGTTTGTTGGTTTCCCTGTTGCTCCCCCTTAAATTGAACTCCTGCACTTACCTTTTTACTAAGTAAGTCAATTAATGCAATAACTTGCTTAAAATTCATTTCTTTAATTTCGTCTTCAAGCCCCGGAACAACTTCTTTTATAATTTCTACAATCGCTTCTATTTGTGTATTTATTTCATTTGTATCCTGCATTTTTTGATATATCCTTTGTAAGGTTAGATATTTTTCTACGCTTATTTCCTTAAGGGCATATTCTTTATTTTTATATTTAATAATTGCTGGCTCATCAGCGTATAGGTCTAAATTTAGAATTTCACCTTTATCTCTATTTTCTTTAGCCATAAAATCCCTCCTTAACTAAATTATGTTCCTGTTGTAAATGACCTTGTGAATGTAGATGTCATCTTGTTTTCTTCAAGGTCATAGACATTCTTAATTTCTACTGTATACTGTGTTGAGGCTAAAAGAGAAGATGAAGGAGTAAATGTTGCAGTTTTTGTAGATGGATTATAACTATATGTTCCTGAAACTACAGTACCATCACTAGTTTTCTTAAGAGTAAAACCACTCTTAAATGTTTCAAACTGTATATTCTCACTAAATACAACACTTATTGTTGTAGTTCTTGATACTCCTGTTGCTCCATTGGCTGGAGTGATAGAAGATACAGAGGGTGGTGTTGTATCAGGAGTAGATTCAATTATTACACCCAATTCTTGCCCTGTCTTTGTTGTATCAGCTAATATTTCAAATTGAACTGGAATTACAACAGCCCCATCTTTTGAATACTTCACACTACCTGCTGATAACGAAACACCTCGCCAAAATGTTGCCCTTCTTGTTAGTCCATTTGCTCCTCTTCCTAAAAACATGATTTGCCATTCATTATTATTTGGAATTGTTAAGTTTAGCTGTCCAGAGACAATATCTGTAGATGGGTTGTATCCCCAGGCATAAGCTAAGTTTGCAAGTGTACTTTCTAAGAGAGATGTCTTTATTGTTACTTTTCTATTTGTTTCAGGCTTGGCTATTACTGCTGGATATTGGTCAGCTTTTATATCAATAAAATCTCTATCCATTGCTATTTCTACACCATCTTGTGTAGCTCCTAAGTTTACCATCAATGATTCATCTGCTCCATAGCTTCCTATCTTTAGCCATCCTGCCCCTATTATTATGTTTGCTTTGCTTACTGGCATCTATCTACCCTCCTTATTTAGCCCCCAATTAACTTGGGGGCTTTATTTATGAATCAACAATCTTTCCAAATTCTTGTCCTGAAGGTGCAGAAGGGTCATAAAGAACTTCAAATTGTACAGGTATTACTACTTCACCATCTTTTACGTATTTAACTCCCCCACCAGAGACTGCAACACATCTCCAGAATGTTGCAGTTCTTGTACCGCCATTTGGTGCTTTTCCTACAAATTCAATCTTCTTTTCTTCTGTTGAAGAGGGAATTCCTAATCTTAATGTTCCAGAAGATTCTGCTGAAGCTGGATATCCCCATGCAATAGCTAAATTAGCAAGAGTTGCCTCCAACAAATTGGCTTTAATAGTTATTTTTCTATCTGTTTCAGTTTTCATTAGTGTTGCAGGAAATTGGTCAACCTTTGTATCATGGAAATCTCTACTTACTTCGATTTCTACTCCATCTCTTGTTGCTCCTACATCTGTTGTAGTACCGCCATAAGGTCCTATTTTTAATATTCCTGCTCCTATAATTATGTTTCCGCTTGTAATAGGCATCTTATCTACCTCCTTATCTGATTATGTGAAAATAAAAATTTATTGAAAATTCTTCTCTTTGCTTTGCATCTCTACCTATATAAGAAGGAGTTTGCATTGCATAAGAATAAAGAATTCTTAGACTGCCGAGGTAATACTCAACATTTCTATTAAACAGGTCATAAATTGTCCAAGCTTTATCATGGCACGCTGGATAACTTACATCTCTTACTCTTATTTGAATTGTTGGATTATCAATTGGAGCATAGACATCCGAAGGATATCCCCCAGAATCTATTACACAAATTAAACTATCTGGACTATCAGGGACAAAACTTACAAATATATTTTGCCCAACAATCCCTAATCCTTGTCCTTGTAAATAGTATGCGACTTCCTCGGATAGTCTGCTCATCCACAAATCCCCCTAATGATTTTTTCAAACCATTCTTTATAAAATTGTGTATTCCTTTTAAGAGGGTCTTCTAAATATTTGGCCTTTCCCACAGTATGATGTAGCTCTGTTCTTTCATGCACATATATTGCATAGTCAGTCCCATAGCCAACTTCTACGAAATATTTATCTTCTTTCTTTTGAACAGGTGTAACAGTTGCGCTTGCTCTTAATCTTCCAGTATCTACAGGACATTCTTTTACACTTTCACTCCTTAGATGTTGCCCCATTTTATAAAGTTCATCTTTTAAAACTACATCTATTATTTGGTCTAAATTTTGTATGTTTTTTTGAATATTTTCAAAACCCGATATAGTGACTTTAAACATTTATAAAGCCCCCCTTGTTGTATAGCCTTTGTAGTACATAATTTGCCCCAACATGTTTCTTACTTTCTCAATAGTCAAAATTGGATAAAATTCCTCTCCATCAATACTTACTAAATCATCTTGCTCTATCTTTTCTTTTGAATAAATAATTGTCATAGCAATAAACTTTTCATCTGTTGTTGATATATATTTTTCAAGCCTTTCTTCCACCTTTGCCATGATTGTTTTTATCTCATAAATTGGTTTGCCGTACATATCAATTCCTGTTTTTCTTTTGATATAAACTTGAGTATTCATGTAGCTATCAATTGTCATATTACCCTCCGATAACTATCAAGTATATTTGCTATCTCCATTATTCTGTTTTCCTTGTATGTAACTGAGTAGTCTCCAAATCTTTCTGACCCTATAGAAACATCTCTTTGGGCTGAATAGTAGTAGATTTTTACTAAATCTATACAAACTCTTTCTATAATTGTGGGCAACCTTTCTCCATCTGTTGTTTCACTTGGTAATACATATCCAGCAGTATATTTAACTTCATATATTGGGATTTCACTTCCTGGGATAGGGATTGATGTTACTGTTTTTCCATAAAGAAGTATTTCCCAACTCCAGCCATATCTGCTGTAAATCATCCCTTTATCTTTAAGTATCAAGTAGTTTGATTGGGGGATTTCATAATCCATCAATTTTATATATTCAACAGATTGAACGGGAGTTTGGGACAAGACCAAATATTGATTACCATATGAAGGGACAAACTCCCTATACGTTGCCCGCCCAAACTCCCGTTCGCAATAATTCTTGATAAAACTGCTTGCTTGTTCTATTAGAGTATTTAATAGTGCATCTTGGGTATTATCAGCAATACCAAGCTCTGCCTTGACTGTATCAAGGGTAGTTAATTTTGTAGTTGCTGGAGGAACTAATACTTCGATATAGTTCATTTCTTAGCCTTTGGGCTCCTTATCATTTTATCTTTGGAGGCTTCAAAGGATTTTTCATTATTTTCTATAATTTTTTCAGCAATATCACTATCTATTAGTTTTTGTTCTATTTCCTCTTCAAAACTTGCTATATCTCCTGGATTATATATTTTCCAATGCTTTTTAAATTTTATGGCCATACTTTCACCTCATTAGTTAAGTTATGCTCCCCATGTCACGTTTTGTATTACTGCTACTGCCTCTCCGTGTCTTACAGCAAAGTCAACGTATCTTACCATTTTCACAACTGTTAAATCTGCTTGGAACGCAGATATAAATGTGCCATCTTGTTCATAAGCGGCCTGTGTGGAAACAGAAACCTCAAGTTGTGGTCCATCTCCTATGATACACTCGCTAAAATCTACAAGATAAACCTCTGATTCATTTCCTCCTGCAGTTCCTAAATTAGATGGAATTTGAGTAGTTACTGCATATGGATATCCCAAAAGTGTTCCTTTCTCCATTTCATCTCGCCATACATATATACCGTTCTGGTTCATTGCAGTCATTAAGAAGTTTTTAACACGTGGGGACATAATCCAACCTACTTTATCCATTGGTACGTTTGCGCTTTCAAGTTTATTAATAGCGGCTTGTAAGTCTGCAGCAATATTACTTACAGTTACTGTAGAATTAGCAGGAAATTTGTTTGTTGGAGATGCCCAATGTAATAAGCCTTTTGGAGAATAGTCTGTTCCTGTACCTCTTATAAATGCTAAGTCTTCTTTCTTAGCCATTACATCTATCATATTGTTTCTTACTTGAATATCAACTTTAGGAGAAGAAAGCCTAATCAATTTATTAGAAATTGGAACCATGGTTACTAATGTTTTTTCAGTAAGTTTTATTTGGTCAAAAGTTGGCTGAGACACTGGTATTTTTTGTGCTTCACCTATAAAATATGCAGTAGCTCCAGCTGTTAATTTAGGAATATTTAATGTTCCTTCTAAGGGAAGACTTACAGCTCCCATTTTTCTTACAACAGCCTTTGCAGAAAGAAGTTCAATAACTTCTTCAGCATATTGTTGGGGGACTAAATAACCACCAGTTGGTCCAGTATCAGAAGTTAATGCTTTTGCAACTATATCATTTATGCCATCATCTACAATATTTTTTTCAACAAATTTTCTTGCTCTTTCAGGGTCTCCATTACCAGCAACTAAAGCTCTAACTAATCTTGCTGCAA